CATCTCAGCATATTCTGTCTTAACATTATCAGGTACAGTAGTCGTTTGTGATGTATTTTTACCTACCAAATTGAATATCTTAGTTAGTAATTTTAACATATCCAATGCATTAAAATTTGCTTTCAACTCATCAAGCATATCCGTACCACATTCAGCAGGGCCAAGAAACATAGTTTTCTTTGCATTAAATCCACCGAAAATGGTTGCCCTTAAAAGTGCCAATGAATTGACAGGTGGATTTTCCCGAACAACAACAGAACCACTTTTAGAACTTGGTACATCAACCATCAATGCATCTGGTGGTATTCCAGCTGGAGCCACAAACGGTGAACCAATTGCCCCATGTAAAATTGCACCACCCAATTTAGGATCTGTACTCAAAAATGGTGCTGATACAAATGCACCAACAGGTGATTCTATTAACACGCCCAAATCTCCTTTGATTCGTACTTGTTGTCCTTCCAATCTCAGAATTCTACCCTTAATATTGACATCGGAATCGGCAGTTATATTTACACTGCCTTTAGCATAGATATTATTATTCTCAACCGTAATAGAATAATTATCACCCATGACCTTTGCGACTCTATCACCCGTAGAACCCATAACATCGACTGTACCAGATTTATGTGCTACTGCAATCCTTTCTTTTCCTTCTGTATCATCTATTTCATGTACATGCCCCGATTGACTTTCTTCCACTCTATTGTAGGGATATTCAGCACCATATTCCAACTCTTTGAGTTCCCATGATTCATTTAATGCCCCTGCAACTGCAATCTTACCCATTGATTCATAATTATCTACATAGGTATCTGTTTTATCACCCCTTGCTAACCTATTGACATTTACTTCACCAGCTGGTATTTTTGATTTACCCCATTTAGGTTCTGGTGTAATCGTTGGGTCATCCGATGTCTTATAACCAGCATCAATAATATGTGTCATTATCGGTTGCTGTGCATTCTCACCATCGGCAAAGAACCCCATCACCCACGTACCCTCTACAGGGCCAACAGGTGCATCACTTGGTCTACTATTGATAGGCATTGCTGGATAGGCAAAAGGAAGATCTTTTGTCGGAATTTCCGATTTGTCATCTGTATGGTATCCAAGTATTCGTACCCTACATCTACCTAACTTTAACGGATCTATCCGATCTTCAACCTTCCCCTTCCACCAGATGAAAGTAGGATTCATTTACTATTCTTTTTACCTTTTTTTCTATTGGATATGTAACCTGTTGTAGATAACTTTTTACGACGATCATAATTTTTATAATCGGCATGATCCTTCAAATGTGGATATTTCTTGTCGAATTCCTTTGCCGTTAGTGTTTTTTTAGTTTTGCCCACGTTGCCAATCTCCCCTTGTTGTTTCCATGTCACCAATATCATCCTTTGGGTAATCCATACCTACCACTTTCGGTGGATTGCTCCACAACCCCTTGGTGGCATCACTTCTTGGTACATTATCCTTAATCCAATCCAATACTTGTTGATTAACTTCACCTTGATCGTTCCAACCCTTACCTTCTGGTTTCAGAGTCAGATAAGTAAAGTCTTTAATCACAGTTTTACCACCCGATGTTTTAATTTTATTACCTTTCGAGTCTGTCCAAAATATGGTATTCTCACGATTTGCCAGAATAACATGAACTCCACCACCCAAGTTTGGAACACCTTTACTTTTGATTAGACCATACATGGTATTTGCAGCTCCTTCATGAGTTTGCAAAAGTATATCATCAGGTACAACCCGTTCACGTTCTGCATTTGCTTTAACCGCAACATGGTAGTTGGCCAATACCCATACCAAATGAATATTCCTTGCTTCATATCCCACACTTGTAAGTTTAGGTATAACTTCTGTAATATCTTCGGTTTCTTTGAGTGTGATGTCAAAAAGAATATTGGGCAAATGATTTTTGTTAAGATCTTGCAATAGTAACTTCAAACTCTTATCTTTAACACCAATCTTTTTAACTGCCATATGCAACGCAAAAACATGTTCTGGGTTTTTCAAATCCAAGTCACCTAACAACCTACCTTTTTTATCCATGTATTTTGGATTTATATTCCCTTCCCAATCAGTCGAATCTTTTTGAATCCTAGAAATAGCCATAAATGCTTTTTTCCATTCATCAACATCCCTGATCTTAAATTTATCACCTTCCATAAAATTCTTAGAGGCAAATCCCTTACCAGAACCAGCACCACCAGCGAGAAAGACTGCTTGACCGTACTTTTTACCCTGATTGAACAAAATCTGCCTTTCATCAATCTGTTGCTGATTGCCATTCATATTGGCAATCACCAAATCTAATGTTTTCTGAAAATGTGGTGAAGTGTTAGTCAACACTCCCGTTGATGCTTCCACCAACTTTGAAAATTCTTTTGATAGCATATTAATCTCCTATTCTGTTGGTAATGAACTAAAATATGAATCTTTGACAACTTCCATCACCATTAAATGGCTGGCACTGTCTATTTTATGTCGTAACGCTGTAACCAAATATCTTCCATTATATAATTTATCCATTGGAACCGTACCATCTACATGTGTTTCAACTGATGGTAATTCTAAATCCAATACATCCCCAACCTTTCTGGTAGTATCACCTGATATGGTAATATTTAGTTTGATGTTATTTAATTGTTGCATCTGTGAAATTCTATTCTGTAATGTCTTTTCATAGTATACGTTGGAATCATCAAACCTACTAACCAATGTTTGCTTACTCAATGGACTAGTTGTTAATTCATCAGCAGTTTCATGTACCATCATACTCGAACCCTGCCCACTCATATTTTGAGTATCTCATAATCTCCAGTTGTTTGTTTTCTCGTTATCCTCTACGTGTGTCATCTTAGAATACTCTTTACCATAATCATAATCCAACGTTTCTGTTTTACGATTTATCATATCATGAATGACCAACCGATTAGCATACATTCCATTTGGTATATTTGCCACCATATCAAACGAATTAACTATCTCTATTCTATTCACAGTTCTATACTGTTCTTCATCTGGATTTCCATCGGTAACATCTGTTGGTTTTCGTCTATAGATACCTACACTTTCTTCCTCTGACAATGATTCTAACGACCTAAAATGAAATCCATCTCTAGTTTCATAAAACAGATAATTAGCCCCATCTCTATGTTCTGCCATAGATCTCTTTGCTAACCAATTCATAGCATCAAAGGGTTTCCAATTGGGTATTACTATATCATAAACATTTTGTGTTTCTTCAATATCAAACTTCTTATTCGATTCCAAGTCTGTTCTAAATATCTTTTCGGCAATAGTTGATGTAGTACTTTTTGGAAATGACCGACTAACTGCACCCTTTAAATTCATAAAAAATTCATCAGATAGCAAATGTATAGCATACCTTCTCATACCTATATTCGGGCTATTGACATCTGTAACTTTATAAATCCTAAATTTCTTTGTTTGCACCCTTTCTATATTGGGTGTTCCCATAGTTATATGCACTTCTTCATGCCCAACAATCGGAAAATTGGCAATCAGATTGGCAGTATCACCAATACTCATATTCCCCGTTAAAGTATTGGTAAATATATCCTCAAACAAATTAAAAGAATCCACCATGTTGGTAATATCCATAGTTCGATCTACGCTTACCGACTTCAACATTATCTCATTGAGTATTATCCTACCACCAACAATGGTATCTGGCCTAATACTACGCATCCATCAATTCCTCAAAATTCTGTTCAAATTGTTGTATATATCGTCCTTCCAACATCATGATTTCCCGATTCTTTTCGTTTTCATTGTTCTCAAATGTTTCATTTGTTATTGCAGATGCACCTGTATGTGAACGCCCAACAATAATACCATCATCACTTTCATAATGATGGACACCAAGTCTTTCTGTAGTAATCCCTGCAACCTTACCTACTGCCCCACTATCATCACCCTTCACATAAGAACCAGAATATTGATCTGCATCATCAAAACTGCCACTGGTCAACTTATAGGTCACTTGAATCAAAGTAGCATCAAAATCCACCACAGTTCCTGTACCATCCAACAACGTTCCATCTGCTTGATATTCCTTTATAACTTCACCCCTAACAAAAAACCTCTTTGCTAATGGATCAACTGCACCATACGTAGTATCAGAATGATGTGTGGAATCTAATAGTAAAATCTTATCTGGATATTTCAAATCTATAAATTCATTCAACACACGTTCTTCCATCACCCAATCATGATACGGATCAGTAACAGTGTTCATATGCAACAAAACCCAATGTGAGAGTATGTCACCATAGGCAGAATATGCCAAATGTTCTGGTCGTTCACTGGCAGATAAAATATTCTTGTAGTAGGATGGTAATAGTTTCTTAAAGTCACCACGAATTCCAACTCGTTTCAAAAGATCAGTGACTTCCCTGATCTTATTATCCTTACCTATGTCATAACTAACTTTCGGAAATGTATCAAAATAGTCTATTGCCATGATTTCTCCTAATAGTAATTACCATTTTGGTTGAGTTTCATTTAAAATACTCTTTCTCGTAACATATTCCATTTCTCTAAAGGAAAGAGATATTTCAATATCAACTGGTGCTAAATTGGTATGATATGATGGTGTATTTGATGCAAAATGTTTCACTTCTACCTTTCCCAAAACACATCTCTTTAATGATGGCAACCATTCAGATTCTCTAACATGTGCCGATTCTGAACTCCCATGAAAAAACCTTATTCTCCAAGATGCTGGATATGTGTATGATATTCCTGTCAAAGAAATATCAGGTGAAGAATAATATCTAAGAATTTTGATAATTTTATTAATACTATAAGTTTCCTCTTGACTAAAGGCAACTAATTTATGAGTAAACTCAAAAGATCTATAATCCACCCCTTGGAAAAACTGAGACTCAAATGGACGAACTGCATGACCTCTCTGCCTCTGGAAAGATTTATTTATTGCTTCCCCGTCTATAACACCTAAAGTAACTGCTCCCAATGCCTCACCAGCAAGTTCTTGTGCCTTTTTAGCCGCAGTACCACCTATTGCCTTAGCAAATCCTAATTGACCTGTTTTAGCAAAAAGATCTTCTTCTGCTTCCCATTTTGCCGTTACTGAATCGGTTAAGTCACGTGGCATGTGCAAATTAATCTGTAATGGGTTTTTCCCATCCCCTGCCTGTGATTTCCCATGCTCATATGGCATATAACTAACATATCCCAAAGGATCGGTAGTAATACCAGAAGGATAAGTTTGAGCCCCCTTCAATGTTATAACACTATTGTCTCTGGGATAGCCCTCTCTGGTGGTATCCGTACTCCTACCAGAACCAAATTTCATGGCAGCGTCTAATACTTCGGGTGCTTTCCCTATTGCCGTTGCTCCCAATTCTATTACCCCTTTTTTTAAATTTTCTGCATCAGTCATTGCACTATCCCCCTTTATTCTATTTATAAGTATCGTGAACTTATAAATACATTTATGGCATATAGTGGAAAATACCCCGTTATCAACAGAGATAAGTATCTCGGAAATCCTAATAAAGTAACATATCGTTCTTTATGGGAAAAGGATTTCATGATGTACTGTGATCGGAATAAAAATGTGCTAAATTGGTGTAGTGAAAATCCTGTCATTAAATACTTTTGCCCCACTGACAGAAAATGGCACAGATATTTTCCAGATTTCTACATGAAAATTAAACAATCGGATGGGAACATAAAAGAATTCATCATTGAAGTGAAACCAAAACGTCAAACCAGACCACCGAAAAAAGGCAAAAGCAGACGTAACTATTTATACGAGCAATTTGCATGGACAAAGAATCAAGCAAAATGGGAAGCCGCAACACGATATTGTGAAAAACGAAAATGGGAATTCAAAATAATAACCGAGAAAGAACTCAAAATAGGTTATAAATAGTCATATGGCAACTATATTTGACAATTTAAAACAAGCTGGACAAAATGCAATTGCATGGTTAAGGCAGAATGCCGCCAAACTAAGTTCAGTCACACCAACAGAGTTAATGCGTGATGCCGACAACAAAACCAATAATATGCAGATGGGAAAAATGTATATGTTTCATTATGATCCCAAACACAAAACCAAATTACCCTATTATGATACATTTCCATTGGTCATTCCCATCGAAAAGTATTCCGATGGATTTCTCGGTTTGAACATGCACTACCTTGCCCCAAAACTAAGATTAAATCTGTTGGAAGGTCTAATGACAATTACTAATAATAAATCTATGAATGAAAATACCCGAATGATGGTTACATACAACATGCTGAACTCCACCAAGAAACACAGATATTTCAAACCAACACTGAAACGGTATTTGGCAACTCACGTTCAAAGTCAATTCCTCAACATCAAAGCAGATGAATGGGAAACAGCAATTTTCTTACCAGTTGAACAATTTGTCAAGAAAAACAAAAAGGCAGTATGGAAACTCTCAGAGGAATTACTATCATGAAAATTGACCAAACACTCACTGGTTTTAAGAGTTATATTGATAGTCAAGGTGGTCTACCACACGTAAACCGTTATGCAGTTGAAATGACAAAACCTCTATCAATGGCAAGCAATCCCGAATATACTAAAGTACTTGATAATCTAAAATTCACTGCCAGAATCGCAAGTTTGCCATCAAAAACAATAAGTACCAATGCAGTCATGGCAGCTGGCCCAGAACAGAAATATCCCTACACAGATGTCTATGACAATTTATCTGTTACCTTTTTAGTTACCAAAGGAAAAGGGGATTTTGGATTGCCCGAAAGGAAATTCTTTGAAGATTGGATGGGAACTGTAGTAAATGAAAGTAATATGTTAGTTGGATTTTCAACAGGAGCAAATGCTTATGGTGTTGACTTATTTTTATCAGGATTATCAGATGTGCGAGGAAAAACATCAAGGTACATACAATATAAATTCGATAGAACATATCCCATTGCTCTTGGTGAAATAAAATTTGCACATGATAGCCATGATACGATGATATTTACTGTTACATTCTCATATGATAGATTCGTGAGAACAGAAAATATAGAAGACAATCAACCCAATCCAAAATCTGTATTACCACCAGAAAAACCCAAAAAGGCAGAAGATGCTGAACGAAAACCAAAAGAATTTGCAAAAAAGAAAGATGCACCACTAGCAGACAGAAAACCAAAAGAATTTGCAAAAAAGAAAGATGCACCACTAGCAGACAGAGAACCAAAAGAAGGATGGGATAATTTCAAAAAAACTGAACCAGAGAAATTTGGGCCACCTTCACCCAAAGACATCAGGATAGTAGGTTCACAAGCACCTAGTGTTCCAACACCGAAAAAATTCACACAAAAATTAAAGACAAGAGCAACAAACCTCGTTAAAGCAAAACTCGGAATAAGACCAATGCTTGATGAATAAAAGGAGATAATAAATTATGCCTTTACCAGTACTAAGTACACCAACATATGAATTGACTATACCATCATCTGGACAAACCGTTCAGTATAGGCCATTCTTGGTCAAAGAAGAAAAAATCCTACTTATGGCAAATGAGGGTGGAGAAGCATCTGAAATAGTTCGTGCCATGAAACAAATTATCGGTAACTGTATTCAAAATGGATACAATACCGACAACATGCCATTATTTGACGTGGAATACATATTCCTCAAACTCAGATCCAAATCAGTAAACGAATTTTCTGAAGTTGGGTTTAGATGCCCCGAATGTGATGAGGTAAATAGGGTACAAATAGACCTATCTAGTGTTGAAATTTTTACCGATGATGCTCATAGCAACAAAGTAGAACTTACAAATGATATTGGCCTAATAATGAAATATCCACAATTGGATTCCATAAATATGAATGATCTGCAAAGCACTGATGTGGATACAATCTTCAATGTAGTTAGTTCCTGTATAGATTCCATATATCAAGGTGAAGAAATACACGATAGTGGTGATTACACCAAAGAGGAAATTTCTGAATTCATAAATAACCTAACACAAGAACAGTTTTTGAAAATACAACAGTTTTTTGATACAATGCCTAAGTTATCACATACAGTACCGTATACCTGTAATAAATGTGAATACGACGAACCTTTGGTACTGGAAGGGTTGCAAAATTTTTTCGCATAGGGTTAGGACATGAAACACTAGAAAGTATGTACCTAACCAATTTCGCAATGATGCAACATCATAACTACAACTTGAATGATTTAGAAAACATGATACCATTTGAAAGGGAACTATACGTTACCCTTCTCTCGGATCATATTAGAGAAGAAAACGAAAAGATAAAGGAACAGCAAAGAAAATCAAAGTTTTAATTAGATTATTACAATACGGGTGGTTAGTCAAACGTAAAGGATGGTGGTACAAATTTCCATTCTTACCCATACCACCTAAAGCATGGTTACTATGGCGACTTGAAACCGCATGGGGAATTGATTCCATGAATCCCAAATGGAAAGATTTCCCAACTATCCCTGTTATGATACATGATGTCTATAATTTTGGTCATTGGTTGACCCAATTCAAATAAAACGATATGGATAGCATGGAACAAGAACTTATCAACAGAATTCCAGAACTCACTGACCTCATTCTACCGTGGCTAGGAATTATGCTATCGGTAGTTATCTTCATGTGGTTTAAAGATTATGCACTGCAAATATCTAAAGGATTGAAATTCAAACTAGACCCACACTTCCAAGAGGGAGATCAGGTCTGGTTGGAAGATGAACCAGCAGTGATTGTCAAAATTGGTTTATCCTCAACCGTATTCGGTATAGTAAATGGTCGTGGATATATTTGGAGATTTGTACCCAACGAGTCTATCTTTGATATGAAATTAGAAAAAATCGTTAGTGATAAGATACACTATGATTCGGAAGCAGAGCAAGGTAGAAAAATCAAACGATTGTTATCCATAGACGAAGAACAGGATTACAAAATTGCCCAAAACAAAAGACACGATGTAGAACAGGATGTGGAATTGGAACAGAATTTAGTACGAGATCTACAACATGATAAAATATTGGAAGAACACAGCAAAGCAATCGCACAAATATCATCTTTAGTGCAATCACACGGTTCAGATGAACTGAAAGATGCGGCTGAAGATCTCATGAAAGATCTAACCAATAAGGCATAGTAAAATGGCAGACTTACAAGACATCATTAAACAGATTGAAGAAGAACGTAAAAAGGCAGCTGAAGCAGAACTCAAACAAAAACAAGATGCCAGAGATCAACAAGAAAAGGATGCTAAGATTCTGTCTGCTGAACAAAAAGGCCTAGTACAAGAAAAAATAAAACAACAAAAAGAAGAACAAAAAGCACAGGCAGAACTAAGCAAAAAACAAGAACAGTTTAATAAGTGGAAAGAACGATTTAACAACGCAGATACTGAACTTATCAAAAATGCGCTTAAATCCGATTTAGAAACGGCACAAAAAAACCTAGAAACTGCACAAAATGCCCACAAAGTAGAAAGTGATTTACTAAACAATAAACTAACCGCACTCAAAGATAATGCTGATGTAGTCCGAGAAGCAATAGCACAACAGAAAGCACATAACCTTGCCGAAAAACAAAAAGCAGACGAATTAGCCAAAAAGAAAATAGAAGCACAAGAATCTAATATTCAAAAAGAAGATGAACTTGCAGCCAAATATGAAAAACTTGAAAAAATAAAAAATGCTCAACTCAAGGGATGGGAAAATCTTGCAGTAGGTGCAAATAAAGCAATCACTGGTATCGGTGAGAGTATAAAGGAAAGGTTCGCAGAAACTTCAATAGGTAAGATTACTGGGTTCTTGGGGATGCATAAAATAGGCAAAGATGACACCCTAGAAAAAGAACAAAAAGCAGTAATAGAAGAACAAAAAGTTAGAGCAGAAGCAAAATCTAAAGGTAAAGTATTATCAGATGAAGATGTACAGAAAAAGGTTGCCGAAAGAACAGCAGAACCAGAAAAGGTATCAAAACTAGTATCATCTATACCTATCTTAAAGGGATGGTTGGCATCAGGACTAGAACAACAAAAAGAACTAGTAAAAGCAGAAGCAATAGATCCATCAAAAAAAGAAGAAGAATCGACAGAAGAAACAACTACAGACACACCACAACTAGTTGCTCAACCAGCAGAAAAAACTACAAACACCCCAATAAAGGCTGAAATAGTTGCCCAACCAACACCAGAAAAGGACAAATTTGCAGAAGAAAAGGCAAAAGAATCCGCACATGCTCAAGAAGAACAAGCAGAAACCCAAGAACGGATAGCCGATGCCTTAGAACAACAGCAAGAGGGAGATCAAAATGTAAAGGTAGAAGGAAAAGATACTGGAATATTCGGCAAGATTCTCAGTGGTAAATTCAATCCACTAAAAGCATTGCAAGGTATGGTAAGTGGAATATTCGGTATCATTGAAGAATTCATCAAAGGTATCGGTAATATATTAAAATCCGCACTGGAAGTTGTCCAAAAACTGGTTAAAGGTGTCGGTGACATTCTACTCACAATCGTTGACATTATCGGTAAAGGATTTGTCAAACTGATGACCTTTGCTGGTCAGGGTATCGCTGCATTATTTAAAGCATTGGGATCAATTCCTCCACAGGCACTCCTGATAGGAGCAGCTGCAATAGGTGTACTAACATTAGCATTCATGGGATTGGGTAAGGGTCTGCAAATGATGACCCCTGCAATCAAGGAATTAGCAACCATACCATTTGATAATTTCCTATCACTTGCTGGTGGATTACTAGTTCTCACACCAGCACTAATTGCATTTGGTGTTGGAGCTGCAATTGCCACGCCAGGATTTCTCGGTCTGGCACTTGGTGTTGGTGCATTGGGATTGGCAATGAAATTACTTGCCCCTGCTATTGAAACCATAGTACCACCCATAACCGACTTGTTAGGTAGTTTTGGTGATTTCCTCTCGACCCTACAAGGTATTGTTAGCAAATTCTTTACCTCCATCGGTGATTTCATTGCTACAGTTGGAACGGCAATAAGTGACTTTATTAGTAACTTTGCCCAATCATTAGTCATAATGAACGATGCTGATTTCGTACATATAGCAGCTGGATTTGTTGCTTTGGGGGTTGCTCTTGCTGGTTTTGGTGTTGCAGCTGCAATTGCCATACCATCACTACTCGCACTAGGCAGTGCTTCCAGTGGCCTTGCTGATTTGATTAATGTACCACCAGACAGGTTTGATGCACTTAGAGAAAGTTTCAAACTATTAGGCAAGGCAGTCAAAGGATTTGCCAAAGATGCAAAAGGATTGGGTGGTGCTGTTGTAGCAATGGGTGCATTGAGTATGATACCCTTTGCTAATAAGTTACTAAAAGTACAATCGGAAAAAACTGAAACTAGAGATGTGATTGATAACTTTAAAGGTGGGGTTGCAGAAGCAATTCAACCAGTAGACATCGTATCCTTTTCTGGAGCAAGAACAGAAAGAGGGGTGGAAATGTTAAGACAGGCAGCTGAAACTGTCGAAATACGTGATGAAACTGCAATGAATGCATCGGGTGCAAATGTAGTTACAACCGCAGTAACAGATGCTAGTTCTGTTACCAACAACGCAATAGTCATGCAAGACTCACCTACCGATTCTGGTTTCCGAGCATCAGTAGGAACTTATGGGCCATAAAAAAACCCGACACCAGTGAAGATGTCGGGTTTAGAACAATTTTGTTGGGGTAATCCAGAATTAGTGGTTCGGGATTGCCAATTTATAAATAGAAAGTATTTACTGATCGTTTGCTAAGTTAGCAAAGTAAGATAAGGTTTCATCACCATCCGCACTTACTGTTTCAGCAGTTACTGGTGCTGGTGCTTCCCTCGTTTCAAATTCACTTGGATTAAAACTAGTGGATGGATCTTCAACCAACCCCAAAATTCTATCCAATTTAGTTTTCAGTTCATCATAGGTCTTGAAGTTGTCACGACCTAGTAATTCTTGCAAACTGTACTGACCACCCCAAATTTTTTCCAATTCGGCATCATCATTAGATAATGGTGAAACTGAATCAAATTCAGACTTATCATAATTAACGAAACCATCAACCATCCGAATCTTAATCTTGAAGTTTGCTCCACCCCAAAGATCAAAAGGATTAATCGGAATTTCATCCTTAAATTCTGGATTCATCAAATCGTTAATCTTATCAAAAATCTTCTTACCATACTTAAACAAACGAACCTTACCGTTGTTCTGCGGATTTGCTGGATCTTCAATAACATAGATATTACTAAAATAGTTCAACCTACGTTTCTGTTTACGTGCTTGCTCTTTCCCTGCTTCTGTTCCATTATTCCACAAGGATGTGTTATATTCACTAACAGGATCTTTCTCATTAAAGGTGGTCAATGAATTTTCAATGTACCATCCACCCTGACCTTGAAAACCATGTGAGAAAATGCGTACCCACGGCGTCGATTCACCTTCAACTGGTGGAAGGAATCGAATGACCGCATATCCGTTTCCAGATTTATCACGTTCACATTTCCAAATTCGATCATCTTCATATGAGTTACTATTGCTAGTTTGGGTTTTTTCTAATTCGGTGGAAAGACTGTCTAAAAAAGACTGTCGGTTGCTTTTCATGGATGCAAAACCATTCATACTCGTATTCTCCGTATTGTTTGTATATTGCTTATTCACATCACAATCAACTCTTGATTGTGTAATAGTAATTATACCATATTTTTCCTCAAATGTCAAGCTTATTTTTCAATATTTCACGAAAAACTTTCACATCAACATCGAGAAACCCAATATATTTATGACACAAATTTCGTGTTTCTGGCCACATGATGTCATCTTCAATCTGTCTATCAAATTGTGGAAAGAAATTCAAAATCTGGTTCACTATCACGAAAGTTTCCAACGATATATCCCCACGATAATACA